CGACGATCCTGAAAGGTTTCAAGAATGGATGGAGATAAACTTCCAACTAAGGGACTACGACGTATACGTTGCAGTACTTTAGTTTTTTCCGTAGTGTTCGTTTATGAAATCTATGTAGCTATGAAGGTGTCTTTCCTTTAACTTACCTGGTAGATTTTTGTAGTCGACATCTGTCCACTCCTTATCAAACACCCACTTCATACTCTTAGGTGCTTTCTTCTTAGATTTATACTTCCTGCGCATCGCCCAGATGTACTTGAACTGGTTCTTACTCTTTGTCGGCATAACAAAAAAATTATTTTATTGGACAATGTGTCGCTGAGTATACGAATTTGTCGTTTCTCTTCAGACGAACACCCATCACTTTTGCAGCGGTCTCAACGTCGTCGAGACACTCACGATCAGCACCACCAACCATTATGACGTCATTCACGGACATACTCTCATTGAGAGATTGTGCCTGGTTTATCTCTTCAAATAACTCGTGTAGTTTCTTAGGCATATGGTACCATTTGTGGTTGTTACCTATGTAGATTATAAGAGTTCCCTCTTTAGTAGGAAAGCTATCACCTCTGACGAGCGATCCTTCGTCCTCTCTGGACTTTATATCTTCATAAACAGACTTATCGAGTATATTCTTGTAGAAGTCGGCGTCTACATTGTAGTTGTACCTTTTCTCTATCAGGTCGGACTGGTTAGGAAAATGATAAAGGTCACCGTTCATAGGAGCATCAGGATCCTCGTCGTACAGGTAGTCTTTGTCGACGTTCTTTCCATCGACGTGGTTATCCCAGATTTGATAAACTCTTCCAAAACCACGGCTGTAGTCTTTGAGTTGGCTGACGTAGTTGTCAGTGAAGTACTTAGAAAATGACTTTTGCACGTCTACTATTATAAGTACGTCATCAGAAGAGTGTGACTCAAATGTCTTAAGATACCTCATAACATTATTTCTTTTTTCTAAGTAATGGATTTATCTTCTTAACGTATTCCTTTCTTGCAGATGGTAAGAAACCTATCGTAGTCAGATAATTATTATTTCTTAAAATGTCAATTATCTCCTTAGGACGCCAATCACTACTCCAAAGAGAAAGTCTTTCATCGAACTCTTTACATATTGATTCAACGTAGTCTACATTTTCTTTGTCTCGGTCGATTGGTAAGATTAGTGATATACAAACCTCAACATCCTCAGGTACATCATTGAAAAGATCAAGATAAGTTTGTATGTCATAAGTTAGATTTTTACACCAGACTAACTTACCAGCGTCAAATTCAACTAAGTGATACCTGTTGTGTCTATAAACTATTGAAAATTTCAATTCGAAGTCGTACTCATCGAAGCCTTCGAGAGTGGCAGTCACGATGTCTCTGAACTCATAAGTATCGATATTCCATTTATCCATAACGAACGTGGCTGGATCAGGAAGCGAAGACTCATTCATCCCGTATCTTTTTTGGTAATAATTTTTATAAATTTCAGTATCACCACTATATCTCAACGAGAAGAAAATATTTTCTGATAGTTCTATCACACCGGATGAATGATAAGGAATACCAGAGTCAGATATGAAATTATTTAAATCTTTTACGAAACCATCGTAGTCATTTGGCATTTCGACCCAGAACTCGATGTTCGGCTCTATACTACTATGTCCACTTTCACCATTCTCAATCACTGCTGACAAGTTGTGCCAATAAGGACCTTCTTTGAATTTAGTACCGTCATATTCAAATACTCTACATAGTTCACCATTCTGTCTAATATAGAATACTATCTCGAACTCATGCGAGTCGTATGTCAGTGCTAGTGAGTCAATCATATCCTTCAATAAGTTGAAGTCTACCTCCCAGTATTGTTCTATAATATCCGTCGGATTGATACCAGTGACCGACTCAAAAGTCTTTAAATACCTCATATCGTTATATATTAAAACAAAAAACCCGTCTTTGAGACGGGCTTCTTAAGTTCTGTATATTATACCGGAAGGTCTTCTTCGTCTTCTTCGTCTTCTTCCTGTCCTTCTTGACCCTGTACTGGTTGTGCTTGACCTTGTGGTTGTGCTTGACCTTGTGGTTGTGCTTGACCTTGTGGTTGCGCTTGACCTTGTGGTTGTGCTGCTGGCTCTTCGAACTCTTCACCTGCAGGTTGACCTTGTACAGGTTGTGCTTGACCCTGTGCTTGACCCTGTGGTTGTGCTGCTGGCTCTTGTGCCTCAATTCCCTCACCAGTTTCTGCTTGTGTCTGTACTTGAACGCCGGACTGAGTTTGTGCCTGTCCTTGTCCTTGTGCACCACCCATCAAAGCGTTACCCGGGATCTTATCGATATCAAGACCTGTAGTTGTGATGAACTGAAGAATTTGCTCAGCAATCTCTACGTCACCGAAGAACTGACGAAGGTTCTTACCAGTAGTGTCCTTAACTTTCTTCACGTATGAGTTTATCAAAGATTGTGGTATGTCGACCATAGACCTCACTTTGTAAAGGTCACCAACTTGAAGTACAGACTCAGTTATAGCCTGACCTAAGATTGAAGGATCAACAGACGCCATTTTGTTCTTAACGTTCTTATAAGAGTCAAATGTTCTGATGTGTTTCATTTGCTTTAGTAATTTTTTATAGGTTATATATTATTCCACAAAACCGTATTTTTATCGTTTTAGAGAACTAATAAAAGAACAAGACCTGCACCGACCACAAGACCTGCACCACCCCATCTCCATTTCTTAGGTTTCTCTTTATCCAATGCTTTGTTGAGCTTTACAATCTCCTGACCCTGAAGTCTTATCTTTTTATCTTTAAACTCTATTACGACCTCGAGATTTTTGAATTGTTCGTCTTTATTGCTTATAATCTCGTCCTTTCTAGCGAGGTTTCGATTCTGTATAACTATTATGCTGTCACCTATCTGTGACTTTTTCTCGAGAACTCGGTTCTGTCTCTCCAGTTTAAGTATCAGTGTATCACACTCAGACTTTCTGGTCTCAAGCAAATCATTTATTTTGACAAGCTTGTAAATCTCCTCTTTCTGTTTTCTACTTAGGCAGTCGAGTGAGCTCTCCTGCGAAAAGGAAACAAAGGAGAATAGTATCGTTAGTAAAATAAGTATCAATCTCATATTATTTAGGAAATTTTGTATTTAGGAAGTCATTTAGTTCCGAGTCGGTAAGGTCAACCTTAGATCCTTTGAGACCTTTTATCTTCCTGTCGTTGTCTGCAATTATATCCTTCTGTTTCTTAACACGTCGCTTGAGATCTTTAATCTCAGGTAAGAGTGAGTCACAAATACCCTGAAGCTTGGCAATACGTTCTGCCTCCTTTTTAACATCAGCATGTAAAATCTGATTCTTTCCATCGAGTCTGCTGTTTGCGGCATACAACGAGTCTATTTTTTTCTGATCCTCATCAACTATTTGTACGTCCTCCCTACAACCCTTTATATTAAAGGAAATCGAAACGAGAAGAAAAACAACAAGTAGGTAAAGGATAAAAGATTTGCTTATTTTCATAAACCGTATTATTTTTGATTATATATAATCCGTATATTCGTACCTCAATAACTTAAAAATAATATAACAAAATGGGAAAAGTTAAAGAAGAAGTAGAGTCTAAGGTAGAAGAAATCCTATCGAATCCTTACAGACTCGATTTACACAACGACGATTACAATAGTTTCGACTGGGTAATAACGTGTCTTATGAAGGTTTGTAAGCACGAACAGGAACAAGCCAACCAGTGTGCACACATCGTTCATTTCAGAGGTGTCTGTGATGTGAAGTATGGTGATTATGAAGAAATTTCAGAAATGAAAGATAAACTAAAAGGTGCGGGTCTTTCGGTAACGATGGAGGCGAACTGATATCCAGGCACATAATCAGGACGGTAGGCCTCGAAGAGGTCATACCGGACTAATTATTATTATTAGAGCCGAACCAGTTGATGTTGGAGTTGTTGTTCCAGAGATTCTTTGATTTGTTCATCTTTCTTGCTTTAAGAACCTGTCCATAGTCTACACCCTCAACAAAATCAAGTTGTCTCAACTCAACATTGACATAGTCGGTGAAATCCTTAGGACTGAAACTTCTACTCCATTCCTCAACCATCTCTTTGAACTCGTTTTTTGCGAATATTGACGAAGCATTAACTATTGTCATAACGGTGTCATCGTGACCGACGTCAGCAGCATACCTTATGTTACCAGCAACGGTGGTGTGTTTTACGAAAGTTGTTATCTCCCTTATGTTATCTTCGTTCGTTATCACAAAAGACTTCGAATACATCAGGTCCTGATAGTCTTTGACAAGTAGGTTTTTGTTCTCACCGACCTTCAAACCGACTCTTTCCTCTGTGGCATCTGCACGGTGCTTGTATCTAACGAAGACAGAAGATCCATAGTTATTGTTTCCATCAAACACGTGTGGCATCTCTGCGAGTAGCGTGTTTCCGTAGTTGTTTAACTCGAGCACCACCTTCACATTATCCGGATTGAAGTACTCGAACACCAGTAGATAGAGTAATTCCGATAGCTGCTTCACGGACACAAAGTTGTTTCGAAATAAAGCTATTTGCTCGAGTCTGAAGAAGTCAACGACAGACTTATATTTGTGTTTCTGCTCCTCTATGACCGACTTCAACTTTTCAGAAACTTTGAATACGTTTATAACCGAGTAATCCTGACCTAAACCTTCCGATATATCGACAGATACTACAATTTTGTAGTCCTTTCTTTTGAGAGGTAAAAACACCTCGGCCGTGTCGTCTATCCATTTTAGGTCTTCATATGAAAATTTCAATCTGGAAAACTCATCAAGTTCCTGATGTACAAAGTTCCTCTTAGACTTAAGAAGTTCGTCTATTATCGACTCGTTTAGAAGAGACTTACTGGAGTTTATGAACCTAAGACCATACTCCTGGTTGAACGCATCCTCACCACCAATATCTTTCACTGCCTCATCCTTCCATGTGGTAATCTCTGCAATAGAGAGTATAGAAGTCTCGTATCCCCTGGCATCTATGAAAGACATAGATTTCACCATCTCATCCGAACATTTGTCGTTATTGAAGATGTGTATTACGTCCTTCTGTTGGTCCATATTGAACTCCATTTTGACTTTGGTAATCTCACCGAACTTATCCTTCACCGCCTGGAATATGTCGTCCTTCGTAACACCGTGTTGAAGAAGTCTATGTGGATTGAGCCTAAGGTAGGTGACAAACCTTCCCGGTACCTGATACCAGTAAACCCTCATTGGTTTGTAGTTGTTCTTGAGTGGATCACCGTCCGG